CCAGTGTTTCAACGCCTGCACCGTTGCCGGCCAGCTCATCGTATTCGGTAGCAACTGGACGAGCGGGTAAGGCCATACCGTAACCGATAGCGCCTGCACCATACAGCACAGAAACGTAACGCGAGCCTGAAGTGGTACCGGCGATGACGGGCAGTTTTTTGTCTACGAAGACGCGCTTGCCGTTGTACGTTGGGATCAAGATGCCGGTTTCAGTGTCCTGAATGAAATCAATTTCCTGATTTTTACGCATCTGCGCCATAGTGTGAGGATGCACGCCAAGCATAGCCAGTTGGTCGTCTGACTCACCCATGGTTGCAATCGCATCAACAAAACCGCCGAAGTTAAACAGGTTTGCAGATGTCGCGTTTGCGCCATCTTGCGTGGAGATATCAAACGTCATGTCGCCGGAGTTAGCAGCGATGTTATCCAGATAAATACCAAGCACTGTTTTTTGGATGCGGTCTGCAAAACGCTGATCCCAGTATGCCGCAGTGCGAGTTGCGATTTGGCGCATTGGGTCTTCTGTGCCCATCACGGCACCGACCAGGTTTGCAGTCTGCCAAGCCTTGTTAAGATGCGCACGACGAGCGACCATTTTGCCGGTGGTGATTTTATCCGGAGTTGCGTACACAGCTGGGTCGTCGCTGGAGATATTTTCACTGGTTGCATCCAGATCTTTCCAGTATGGGACTGTTGTAATGTCGCCATCTCCGGTTGCTCGCTGCTGCAATTGGGTGTTAGTTACTGCAACGCCTGACGCAATAAACGCGTTTTTGTCTGTGCGGGTTTCCTGCACATAGGACATATAAACATCTGGATCAAACTGCACATCAGATAAGCGTACGGTGCTCATAAGTTAACCTCTAAAGTCTAAGTAGTTTTTTAAAGGCTTCTGGGTCTCGCTTTTTAAACTCGACGCGTTCAGCCTGTGTCATTTCAGATAGTTTTTTTGCGCCACCGACGCCTTTACTTCCAGCAGACCCACCGCCGGACGCTCCGCTACTCTTGACAAGTCGCGGATATTGCTTAGCTAATGTTTCACGTAACGTTTCTTCATCAACCGGCACCCCGCCGATCTCAAATTTTTCTTTGCCGTTTTCGATGTCAATATAATCACGCGCTTCACGCATTAACAGTTTGATTGATGCGTCATCAACGCCAATCGACGATGCTACGCGCAACGCTGCATTATTGATCTTTTCTTTCTTGGTGGTCAGCTTTTCTGCTTCCCACTCATCCTTTAGTCGTGCGCGCTCTGTCTTTTCGCGCTCGTACAGCTCTTTGAATTCATTCTTTTCTCGCAGTCGCTCTTCTTCAGCTTCTACTTTCTCGCGCTCAAGCTGTTCGGCTCGCGCCTTGGCTGCTTTACGCTCTTCACGTTCACGCTGTAACGCGCCTTTCAGCTCATCGGCTGGATCAATACCTGATACATCTAGGCGGAATTTTTCGCCGTGTGGTTTATACAGCGATTTAACGGATTCTTCCAACCCGTCCAGTGAGTCAATCTCAAAAACTAAAGCCATTTGATACCCCGTATCATAGATAAACTGGCACCGCCAGCGCTGTGAGTATAATAGCCCAAACCTATTGATAATGGAAAGTTTAATTGATAAATACTATTGACATTGAGCAGATAAAGAAAAACCCGCCGGAGCGGGTTAGTTTGTATGTTCGCTTTCAACGAGTTTTATCAGTTTATTGATGTACGCTAACGGCAAGGCTTGCGTAGATGCACCATAAGCGATCTTTTTAGATCTAATTCCTTTGAACCTTTTAAACATCTCAATACAGGCGCGTCGCACAGCTGTGTTAGGTTTTTCCATGTTCATTTCAGCTGTCAATAAACAGGTGGTTAGCATCTCGCGGAACTCTTCCGATTCGATGCGTTGCATTTCCGTTGTACCTTCTGGGTAACTGATTGGCGAGGATAGGTTCATCTTTGCTGCTCCTTATAATGTAATGCTATCAAGCGTTTTCAGATAGCTCAGATCTATCTCTGCCCCATTTCCATCAACAAAATCAGCGCCTGAAATCTTGCCGGCTTTCCACGCCTCGTATTTGTAGTGGCCGCCTGAGAACTTATAGAAAAACTCCTCTTGGAATTTCACTGATTGATTTTTCAGGAACTGGTCGAAAGTGGTATCTACATCAATTTTCTCAACGCCATTATCTCCACGTGATGATTTTAATCCTTTGATACCCGGCACGGCATAGCGCGGATCAACAACCCCAACCCTGACACTGCGACAGCTGAAATGTAACGGTGGCTGTGGACCTTCGCCTATTTTGTAGATCTCATTTTTAGATCCAAGCCCATAGCATGTGGCGCTAGTGCGAGAGTCTAGCGTCACGATTAATCGCTCACCAATCAGGACGTCAGAGTTAGCTTCGTTAACAGCTCGCCGCGCCTCACTTCCTGCAAGATTAAACGCCGTCCTAACAATCGTCCTTGCATCTCGCTTATTAACACCGTCAGCAATGCGCATGATGTCGCGCACCACTTGATCCAAGCTTTTACCTTCGATGATTCCGGCGCGGATACGATTTTCTATCGTCTTTGGTTTACTTCCAAGCGTTTCCACCATCTCGCTGATCGTCAGTCGTTGAACTTTCTTACCGCTGATCAACTCAGACTTTGCAGCAGTGACTGCCGCCCCCACCTGCTCAACCGCCGGCAGGGTTAATTCTGTTGTCACAGCATTACCCAGCATCCGATATTGAAAGTCTGTTTCGTACTCCGCGAAGTCGTTCAACTCAAGGTTTAACTGCTTGCCAAACTCCGCATTAGCCTCATCGAACAGCGCCTGAATATCAGCAGACAAAGCGGTTAAGCGGTGCATTTGAAAGTCAGTTGGGTTCTCAGACAGTCGCGCCTTTACGTCCTTTTGCAGTTGCTCAAGAATAGGTTTCAGCTTGTTGAAAGCGCCACCTGATAGCCGTTGCAACATGATTTGGTGACGGGTTGAAGCGTCGATCAGGTATTCATTGGCGCTCATTTGTTTAAATTCCTTTTTTCAGCCTCTTGTTTATGTCGATCTTTTAGTTCAATTGAATATTTGTTTTTCTGATAAGCAAACATTCTACCATCCGCAAAATATCCTTTTTCAAGTGTAAAATCAGGCTTATCACAATCAAAAAGCGTTCCGTCAGGCGTAAATCCAACAGCGTTCTCAACCCAATCTATAGCCATCCATCCGGTTTCTGGTTTTTCTTTTACTTTCTTCCCGCCAAGTGCCTCGGCAATGATTCTTTCATCAAATGGATCGCAACTTCTTTCAAAATACTCACACATAAAAAACGGAGGTGGTGTTTTTTCGTCTGTTCTATAGCTCATTTGTTCTGCTCCGGCGAGGACGGTAACTCAAACCAAGAAACAAAATTCTGCGGCCACCTTCTGATAACATAGTCTTGAACTATTGTTTTCTTGCCTTGCCCGTCATAATTCCCGCCTTCGTATTTTTTAAGGCAAGTAGCAGCTACCTGGTATGGTTTGCTGTGTTCTTCCGGCAACCGATCACTAACCGGAATCCATTCCGGCACAGTCTGCGCTTTGGTGGCTTTCTGCAACCTTTCGATTATTTTTGATTGTTGGTGCGCCATGTCTGCCAAGGTTTCTTTTTCAAAACCAAGAAGCCAGTTTATTTTTTTCTGGTCGGCGTTTAACTCTTCTCGCTGTGTCATTGTCTTACTCCTTAACCGGCACAGGAAGTTCGCCGGATAGTAGTGCGTCATAGATACTGGTTAGTGTGCTGGTGTATTCAAGGTTTTTTAAAGTTTTAGCGGCTTTAGCACACCACTCTTCCCGCAACCGCGCCGCTTTTTCTTCTGGTGCTTCGATTGGTTTGCATTCATCAATATCAAAACCGCAATAACTATCTCCAACTACCGCAAGAATGGTGTTGTTAAGAATTCGGACACACTCCCACACATAACCTCTCGCTTTAAACTCAGCTCCAACCTCCGGCAACCGCCCAGCTTCCTGGTCTTCCACTGTCCAGCGCTTAGGCTCTGCGATGATGCGGCGCATGGCCACTATAACAGTACCATCTGGTATTTTACCTCTAGCGCTAAGTTCCGACAGTTCATCCAGAGTTACAAAGTTTTGGCCCAACAAGTCATGCCACAGCCTCACCTCAACAAACTTGTTAAGTTGATCCTTAAACTTATCTTGATCTCCGAGTAACGCTTCATATTTAATTTCCATTTTGCTTCTCCTTGTTTATCATTTTCTTGACGTCAGGAATATGCTCTCACAAATTCACTGGTTAAAAGTTTATTTCTGTCAAACTTCAATACCTTTCATTGCGCACTTCACGCAAACGCCATTCCAGCCAATAAACTCTGATTCTGGCGTGAAGTCTTTGAATGTTTCGCCGCAATGCTGGCAAGTGAAGCCGCTCGTTTCTTTATCATAAAGCGCACTAATTGCCGCCTCGATCGCTGCCTTCTTGCTGCCGTGAATGCCTGCTAGATAATCGAGCTTTTGCAGGATTTCTTCCGTCGTGTAGACGATGGGTAGGCGCGGTGTATTGCGCCTTTTTTCGTAGGATTTAGTTGTCATTCTTGCAGCTCCTTATTGACAAGCTGTTATCTTTCTTGCCATTTATCAAATCCGTGCTTAACTGCAACCTGCTCGTATCCGTAATCAGTTAGCTCAGCGACCTCTAATTTACCGCCAGCGGCAATACCAAATTCTTTTGTTGCCAGCGCTTTTGCGCCACTTAATGTTTTAGCGTTAGTTTTCTGCCAGTGACTGCTTGTGTTACTGCCGATGTAGAATGCTTTCATTTTATTTGCTCCGGTTGTTTATTTGCTGCCTTGTTTGTATGTGTTAATAATAGTACTTACAGATTGTAATTACAAGTGATATTTATAAAAAAGCCGCAATAAATGCGGCCTGTGTCACGAATTAAATGGTATCAGTCTCAATATCGGCGTCAATGACATCGTCAGTACGACTTGGATCTAGCTTAATGCGGCCAGTTCGCAGCATGTATCGCATATCCTTGACAGCAATGGCCCCGCTATCCTTGATCGTGACAATTGCTCCAGCCTCTTGAGCTGATAGAGTAGTGTCGTAGTAGTCACGATTCATCGTGTAACTGACTAATTCCGAATCAATAGCCTTGTACTCAGCGCAAGCCTTTAGTGCTGCATTGACAACTGAATCCCACAGAGACACAACCATGTCGAGCGCGGACGTCTGCGAGCTGGCATTAATGCGCGCCTCTTCTGCCGTCTTCTCTCCGCCCTCAGTCATGAGTTTTGCGCCCATTGATTCCATTTGCTTTTGCAGGTCGTCAAGGGCTTTATTTAAGCTGCTTGATTCAGGCGCGCTAGTGGTTTCAAAACCGCCGCTCTCGCCTAGGAAGTGACCTTTCGTTGCTCCGACTTTGATGCCGTCAGGGTTTGCGGTCTGGAACTGCTCCCAACTCATTGACGTGCGAATACCTAGCGTTTGCTGTCCGTGAGTGTGTAAATTCTCCCGGTAATCTGCCGATACCTGGTAATGAGCCAGGTTGACAACAGCAATATCCATCAGCGGAATTTGATCTAAATCAGCAACAAAAAATGGAATGTAATTAAATGGAATCCCAACGCCCCTGGCCGTGCTGGATGGCTTTTTAGGGATGTACTCTTGCGTTAAAGCCTTGCCAGCTTCATCATAAAGCGCCTGGGTGTAGACGTAATCTCCGAACGCACCGCCGAAAATCTCACTTGCTTCACCTGGTGACCGCAACCGCAAGACTCGATAGGTTTTTTTCAACTCATGGCTAAACTCATCGTTCGGCACTTTCGCGTATTCAACTAGCTTGACCATCGTTAGCATTTCACGCCCGAAAATAAGCTCATGCGACCAGTTGTCTAATGCCTCCGCTGTGTATTCAGCCGCATAAGGCATTAAGTTTAATCGCGCTTCTTGCTCTGCTGTCATGCCATCTTCAACCGATGGATAGTCAACCAGGATACAATGCCGCCCAGCCTGTAAAAGATTACTAACGCCGGATTTATTCACGCGCTCGATGCCATTGCCTGCGCCGTCAAAGTTATCAACAAGTGGCAATAGCGCATCAGGAAGCTCATACGATGCTGGCTTACGGAATCCAGCGCCTACCATATCTCGCAGCGTCTTGTTAGTAACGCCAAAGAAGTACGCCCGCTTCAAATACGCTTCATAACGCTCCGGTTCTTCTTTAGCAAAAGCAGCAGGCAGGTAGATCTCGCCTTTATCCTTCACCGTCATTTCATCTGAGCACATATCACGCACAAATCGAACGCGCCGGATCTTCTGCTCGTACTCTGGATGAACGCTTGTAATTGGCATGATTTATTTCCTTACCATGAGAATTTTATTTTGACGTCTGATATTGGTTTGCGAATTGGGAATTCAGAATGAACCAAATACCCTAATGCATCCGTAATGTGGTCTAAGCCTGAATCCTTATCTGGTGCGCCCGTCTTCTCTTTGTAAACAAGGCCATCGAGTGATTTTATCATATCCTTGCATTTCTTAGACACAAACAACCTGCGCTGACCATTTGCATTCTGTAGCATGGCCTGAACCTCGTTTATACGGTCAGCAACAGGGGGATGCGCGCGCGGAGCGATCACGTTAAACCCGTTTTGCTCAAGGATAGCAAAATCAGTAACCCCGCCTGCTGCGCTCGTCTTTCTCGCCCTACCCGATGGATCTGGATAAACCCTAATTTTGTGCTTCGGATATCTTCTTTTTATCTCTGCGCTCAGCTCTGTTGTGTTTGAGTTTGGCAGTATGATTTCATCCAGCAAAAACAACTGATCGGCAGATTTAACCCCAACAATAGCCGACATTGGGTTAACGTTAAAGTCGATCCCAATATACAAATCAGGGAAATCATTGATGTCTAGGTCTGACTCGGCAACGTTTTGCATCCTGTCAAAGTTACTGTAGACGCGATTCGACAACGTTTCAAAGCTGGCTAAATACTCCTGATTGAACGTCTTGATCGGCAGCTCGCGCTTTGCGGCCTCAATCTCTTCATCCGTAACGTTTCCGCCGTCTGCTGTTGTGAACTGAAACGCCTCCCAGTTTGGATCTTCTCCGCTTAGAGCGTAATCGTATCTTTCCTTAAACCAGTTCCACCCTGACGGCGATGATATAAAAAGAACTGGCGCCTGTTGATCAGATGTGGATGGCCTGACAACCTCTGTCCAAACCTCTTGCGCCATGAATGCCGCCTCATCAATCACGGCTCCAGCTAGACTAACACCGCGCAAACTGTCCCTGTTCTCTGCTCCTTTTAACTGGATAATGGAACCATTATCAAACTCGACAAACAACTCAGATTCGTTTTTATTTGAAAAATGATCGCCACCTAGCTCTTTTAATTTTCGCCATGCGATCGATTTTGCCATCACATAAGATGGGGCTATGTAGTAATAAATGCCTTTCTTAGTGCATGCCTGAGCCAATAACCACGCCAATGCTACATATGTCTTTCCGAAATCGGCGGCCTGTTACGGCAATACGGAATCGAGCTCCGCTCCTCCATATCTTTGATTGAGCTTTTGTTAGTTTTATCTCACTCACTTGAATATCTCCATTTATGGCCGCAACATCTGGTTCCTTTTGTCGCGGCAGCCTGTACTGCTCCACTTGTGACCCCGTGCGCTTGTCCGGCTATTACACATGACTCATAACTAGTAATAACGGACATATCATCCGATAGTTTTTCAACTCTCTTTTTTGCTCCGTTGTTCTTTCTTGATGACAGATCTTTTGGTTTCTTGCCGATCAAATAATCTTCTCTATACATCCACTGAAACCCATTGTGAGATTTTCTTTTTCCGTTGCATGAGAGTGATATTTTTGAGTCTTGAGATCCAGTTTTCCTGCATGCCTCGTTTACAGATATAAACTCATTCAAATAAACACCACTCATAGAGAACTGAACAACAGGCCTATGATCTCCGCAAGCTCCTTTTGCCCACCCTGTGTTTTCATGTTCTCTATTTCTTCCTGCCTCCCATGCGTGCTCCATGTTTTCAGCAAAAGTGACCAGTCTAATGTTATCTTTCGTGTAGCCAATATAATCATTGAGTCGGTCAATGCTCGGTGACATCATCACATCATAACCAGACGCCACATAACCATCATAAATGTCGTCAAAATCAGGATGATTCATTATGTAGTCACGCAACCACTCGCGATCATAATCAGGCTGAGACATCCCCCTCTGTTTAGATCTGTGGTTGAGCTTGTGCCACAACCTTGTTATCACGCCTTCTTTGCTTCGATTCCATTTTATGGTCATCTTGTAAGCGCAAGATTTGCAGTAACGCCTTAACCCATCATCATTCCTTGCGTCCCTTGGGAATTCCGACTTGCTTTTTTCGCTTCCGCACTTTGGGCATACCTTCATATGATCATCCGGTTGTGAGTAACAGAATAATTATACTAGTATTATGTGGACGGGTCTACGATTATCACTAAAGGATCTTTATTTGTTTCAACCTGACCGCTATGCTCGATTGCTTTGCGCTTAGGTGCAACGTACTGCGCTAATTCTTTGTATGAGTCTTTAGCTAACACCAGATCGCCGGAATCGTGCGCCTCTTTTGCAATCATAGCCAACCCCTCAATAGGGTGTTTGCAACCAGTTGCAAGAATCATGTCCAGCAGCTCTTGCTTGTCCTTGTTTGGAGTTCCTTTTGGTCTACCGCCTGATTTTGGATAACCTTTAGGTCTGCCCATCTTTTTCGGTTCTGTCATAATTTCTGTCTTCTAATTCTTTGGAAAGTCAACATAATTCTATCACGCCAGATAAAAATAAACCCGCATTAAGCGGGTTTTTGTGTTTCAAAACGGCTATTGATAGTTATCCGCTGCTTCGAGTTGTGAGAAATATTTCTCTGATGCGATGATGAACTCCCGCACAATGTCAGATCTCACGATGTCATCTTGATCGTACCGCACAATTGCAACGCTCGGCATGATGTCGAAAATATCCATGATATCGTACCAACACGTGACGTCTTTACGGCTAGTCAGCATGTCCTGCTTATCGTCGCCACACATGATCATCTTGGAGTTTTCGCCCATGCGAGTGACCAGCATTGATATCTCACCAAGATTCATGTTCTGGATCTCGTCAGCCACAATCCGGCAATTATCGAAAGTATGACCCTGCAAAAAGCTGCTGCACGTTGCCACCAATTTGCCTGACTTTGTTAGCAGCTCAAACGCATCGCCACTCCCGAACATATCATTGACTAACGACTGTGCCACCGCTACAAACGGTGCAAACTTTTCAGCAATTTGACCCGGTAGAAAACCTGTCTCTCTCGCTGAAACCACGTTGCGCAAAAACATCACTCGCTCACAGTCGCCCGCCACCAGGTCGCGTAATGCCAACTGCAATCCCCATGCTGTTTTCCCTGTACCTGCGCTTCCCGCCTGCACGATGATGGATTGCGGTTTCTCGTCGTAAAGCTCTTTTGTGAGCGCCTGTTTTTCTGTGAGCGGTTGCCACTGTGTGAAGGATTGATAAAGCGATTTATCTTGGTGAGGCTTTGTTGCGAGTCTGACCACCTTGTCATCGTTGCGTGATTGCTTTGCCTTTCTGTTTGCGTGTCGTTCGTTCATCGTGCACCCCGTGCATGGGAAATGAAGAGGAACCAAGCGCCTCACGGCGAGTTGATAAGCTTACATTACGACTTGTTACGTTCAAACTCAATCAACATATCAATGCAATGCTTCGCCTTTTCTAAGTCTTCGATGCCGTTCTTGTCGCGGAATCGAGTTACATACTTGATGATCGTATGCTGCAATGGGTCGAGCTTGTTTTCCATGCTGTATCGCATCGGCTGGATAGCGAGTTTCGTGTAGTGGTACCCGCCCACTTGCGTGTCTGTTGCTTTGGTGTCTTGCTGAATCGGTTTAGTTTCTTCTGTGTGCGATTCTTGGTATGTTGGTAGTGTGGTTGTATTGGATACTGCGTTGTTGCGCTCATTCCATCGTTTTACAAACTCGTCGCGGGTGACGATTGTTTTATGTTGACAGCGACTTATCTCGCTTGTTGTGAGGATGTTTACAAACCCGCTCGCATCTTCATCGATAACATATTTCTCATATCGAGGCAGATCTGTAAAAGCATACACCTCACCCGTGTCCACTTGTGCAGCAAAAAGCAAATTTTCAGGCCAATCATCTGGCGTGATGTTGTCTAACAAAATATCGATCAGTTCGCGTTTTTTCTTGGTCATTTTGCTTGCTCCAATTTTTCCAATAGTGCATCAGCTTGCGATATTGCGTGTCCTGCTAACTGCTCGTATGTGTATCTGTCATTTGCGTTTGACAAAATACCCTGCATTGCAGCCATTGCGAAAATTTCTCGCTTAGTTAATCCACTTGTCAGTGGCGTGTTTGCAAATGCAACATCTTACACATGGAACGGATGACCATTACAATTCACCAGTGGTTTTGCTGGCATATCTGCATTTTTCATTTTGTTTGCTCCTTGTCATGTTTAATTTTGTCTACTTCGCTTTTGAACCATTGTTTGAATGAATCGTTCATTTTTATTTTCTCGATAAGCTAAATCCGAACGTCCACAGCTCCAACCCTGCGAGATCTGGCATCGATGGATCGACAATCATGATCTTTTTAAGCTGACTATCCGGCCAATTCATCGTTTTAATGACCTTCACCGGTTTTGCGGTGAAGTGACATTTCTTTTCATTCATGATCACCAGTGTTCCGGCGTCTTTGTCTCCTGACTTAAAAGCATTCTCCACTCGCTGTGCTGCAAAGATATCATCACAGTAAAGCTGTTTTTCTTCAGTGTTTCTGCGCTCGCCTGTACCGCCATTGCTGATAAACATACCGCTAAAATTAATTTGTTCATTTTCCCACTCCTTCAATCGAACACTCAAAAACCACCCGTTCCAATTCCTTCATCCGCTCAAGCACCTTTCGTGCTTGCTGGCGTTTCTTTAAAGCCACCTTCGCGGCTTTGTCGCGCTTTACGGCTTTACTACCTATGAGTTGCATGTTTCGTCCTTGTCTTAC